AAGGGGGGCCGGGGGAAATTCCGCCGGCCGGCACGCGCCCCGCAAGACGCGGCGCACAGGGGCCAAGCCCTTGGCGTTCATGAAACTTTTCGGAGGCGTTTGGGATGTGGTAGCCCGTAGGGGGCTTCAACAAATCATTGGAATCAATAGCTTATCGAAAAGTGGGGCACTCGGTTTTCCCATAGTTTCATTATGTTTTTCGGGATTTTTGTCCCACCGAATTGCGGTTGGATTCCGCTGTTCCATCGCTCCCCCCTGAAACGAAGAACGCCCGCTACCGGGACGAACGGCAGCGGGCGCATGACCTCGGATTCACCCCATTCACCAAACAGAGGAACAGCAAATGGCGACGACATTCACCCACAGAAGGAACAGCAAATGACGCGGTATTATGATACCTCCATGATGAAGGCGACGCAAGCCTTTACAGAACAGAACAGGAAGGCGGCGCTTGATGCGGCTGCCCACGGACAACGGGTCTTCCCGGTGATCGTCACCCGGCATCCCGACAACCCGAAAAAGAAGAAAGCGGAGATTCCGGTTAAGTGGGCAAAAGAGGCCACGACCGACCCCGAAAAAATCAACGCATGGTGGGACAAACACCCTGATGCCACGCCGGGCATGGTGACTGGCAAGAACTTCGTGACCGACTTGGATACTGGCGAGGACAAAGACGGTCGCGCCGAATATGAAGCTCTGGGCCTCGACCCGGAAGACGCTCTGTTTGCGGTCGAAACACCGTCCGGCGGGGAACATCTTTACTTCGACAATCCCTATGAGCTCACCATCTCAAAAGGCGATGACAAGAGCGGCATCGCTCCCGGTATCGACACGCGCGGGCATGGCGGGTTTGTCTTCGCCCCGGGTGCGCGGACGGTCTTCGGGGAATACCGCATCAAGCGCGGCGATCTTGAAGACCTGCAATTCGGTTTCTTGGCCCCGGTGCCCAAAAAGGTGCGTCAAGCACTGGCCAAACCGGCTGAACAGGCAGATCAGCCCGAACCCGGTCAAGCTGATATTGAGATCATCCGGGACGCACTGAACTACGTTTCCAGCGATTGCGGTTATCAAGACTGGACGGACATCCTCATGACCGTCCACCACGGCACTGGCGGCTCCAAGCACGGGCTGGCGCTCGCCCTCGGCTGGTCGGCAGGGCACCCGCAGTTTTCGCTCAAAGAGGTTCAGACGAAGTGGCACGGCTTCGGCAAGAAAGACGGCCCTCAGAAGACCGTTGCCACCTTGTTCGCCCGGGCGCGTGAGAACGGCTGGGACCAAGCAGACCCGAACGACCTGCTGACCGACGAAGACGTGGCTGACGCAACGGACACCAAGTCGCGGCTCACCTTCCTGTCCCCGTCCGAATGTGAGGACTTTCCGATTCGGCGCTACGTTATCAAGGGGCTGCTGGCCGAAGGGGACATCGGCACCATCGTCGGCGCACCCGGCGCGGGCAAGTCGCTGCTAGCCCCTTATCTGGGCTTCATGGTAGCGCGAGGTGAACCTGCCTTCGGTCGGCGCACCCGGCAGGGTGGCGTCTTCTATGTCGCCGCCGAAGATGGGATGGGGATGCCCTCGCGGGTCAGGGTGTTGCGCGACGAATACGGCGAGGCGGACGGCTTCAAGCTGGTAACTGGGTTGTCCGATCTGCTGACCCCGAAGAGTGAAGACCTCAAAGAGCTGGTGGCGGCAATCAAACGCGACCGGCCTTCACTCATCATCATTGACACCATCGCCGTTGCGTTCCCCGGGCTGGAAGAGAACGACGCCAAGAGCATGGGCCGCGTGGTGGAGGTGGCCCGGCATCTCGCCCGCTGGGGGACTGCCGTGCTGTTGATCCACCACGACACCAAGGACGGAGCGAACGGGCTGCCCCGGGGCCACTCCATCCTGAACGGTGCGCTGGATATGAACCTCTACCTGAAGCGGGAAGATGGTGCAGTCACCGGCAAGCTGACCAAGAACCGCAACGGCAGCACCGACGAAAAGCTGGCCTTCACGGTGGCGACGATTCCGCTGGGCGAGGATGAAGACGGGGACTCCATCACCACGGCGCTCTGCCGGGAAGTGGATACGGCGGACTTGGCTGACAGGAAGGTTAGGCTGTCTCCCAGCGTCAATGCTGCGCTGAAGGTTTTCCATGAACTTGGCGACGGTGGCCCCGTAGAGGAACCCGAATGGCGCAAGGCGTGCATTGATGGCCGTGAGGTTTCCGCCGCCGATAACCGTGACAGTCGCGGGAAGGCGTTCAAACGGGCTGCGGAAGAACTGACCCGGAAGGGCATACTTGCTTTCCACGGGGGCAAATACGCTGTGGGGGATTCCCCTGAGAGGTGGTTGACCGATGATGACGTGTGAGGGGACCGGACAGACACGGACATTGACCGGACATGTCCGACTTGTCCGGGCGGGCAAAAGTAGCGCGGAAACCGGACAGACACGGACACACCCCTTTAGGGGTGTCCGAATGTCCGGTCCGCCTATGCCCCGGACAGGGGATTATCAGAAGATGATGGTGAACGATCCCCGTGGTGGGGACGTGCTCCGCTCAGCGGGTCCCTCTGGGGATGCTGCGTCGGGGGGACGCGGAGCCCCGACATTCGCCCCCGTGAGGGGAATCTGGAATCTGAAAAACTCAATAGGTGCGGACAATCAATCGGAATCAAGGCCGAAACGCTCAGCAATTTTCTGAAAGAAAAGTTCATGAAAGAGTATCTCAACTACGGCGCTCGTATCGTCCGCATTGCCGCGCTCCGCCGCCATATCTTTTGCTGCTGCAACTATCTTTCGACCATCTTCCGACATTTTGCCTATCGTGGCGAACGCGCAAATGTGCGCGCAGTCGGCACCAAGTTTGAAGTCCGGGTGTTGATCTTCTTCGGTTGCGATGTCGGTTGCGCGCTGCCCTATCGCAGCTCCATTCAGGTTTGAGAGGGACGTGTATACATCAGCAATCAAGAACCCTTTGTCGGTCGTCGAAAGATGATAGCCGGACTGCTGAGTGTGAAAGGAGACCATAAGGTGCATAAACCCCAGCACAAACTCGTCTTGCCAAAACCCCTCGGGGATTCCGTATTGATGTTGGATGAGGCCGACCAAGGGCCTCATCCGGTCAATCACAAATTCGGTCGCCTTCTTTCTCTTATTTCCGAACATTCTTCCCTCCTTAGAACGCGGGCGATGCTTCTGCCGCTTAGCAATCATCGCCACGCAACACTGACATGACAACAGGAATCGAGCGATGAAATATACCCCTGAGATGGTGGACGCGATGCTGCTGGAAGACGATCCCCCTGACGGGGACGCTCCCACGGTGACGGCGGCGGAACTGGGAGAGTGGTTGGGGCTGACCGCGAACCGGGTTCATGCGCTGGCCCGGGACGGGGTGCTGCCCCGTGGAGATGACAAGACCTATCCCCTGCAAGCGAGCGTCCGGGCCTATGCCGATCACTGCCGCCAGCTCGCCAAGGGGAAGGCTACCGACAAGGACTTGGCCGAAGAGAAAATCAGGCTGGCCCGGGAACAGGCCGACAAGATCGCGCTTCAGAACGCCCGTGCCCGGGGCGACCTGATCGACTCCCGGGAGGTGGCGACGGCATGGCGTGGCGTGGTGGTGGACCTTCGGGCGGCGCTGCTGGCGGTCCCGGGCCGGGTGGCGACCCGCCTTGGCATGGACCGAGAAGAGGCCGCCGCGCTCGACGCGGAAATTCGCGATGCGATGGAGGCGCTGGCCCATGACCATTGATCCCCGCTTCGCCGATCTGCGGCGCGAAGCCCTCGCCGCGCTGGCACCGCCGCCCAAGATGCGGCTCAGCGAATGGGTGGAGGGCCATGTCTTCCTGCCCGCGTCCTTGGCCGCCCAGCCGGGCCGGATGCGGCTCTGGCCCCAGCAACGCGAGATGCTGGACTGCATCGGCGACGATGTGACCGAACGTGTGACGATCCTGAAGAGCGCCCGGGTGGGGGCCACGCAGGCGATGGTGGCGGCCCTTGGCCATTTCGTTCAGAACGATCCGGCTCCGGTGCTGGCCGTGGTCCCGGCTGAGGCGGACGCAAGGCACCTCATGGCCGCGACGATTGAGCCGGTCTTTGGCGAGTCCCCGGCCTTGCGGGCCGCGCTCCGGGCGGACTCGGGTGGCCGCGACACCATGCTCTTCCGTCAGTATGCCGGGGGCAACCTCACGGTGGTGAGCGCCCATGCACCCCGCAATCTTCGGGCGCGGACGGCCCGCGTGCTCTTCGCCGATGAGATTGACGGCTATGAGATCAGCGCCGGAGCCGAAGGCGACCCGGTGGAGCTGGCCATGCGCCGCACCATGACCTTTGCCAATCGCAAGATCGTGCTGGCCTCGACCCCCGTGGACGCCGACACCAGCCGCATCCTGCGCGCCTATGGCCAGTCCGATCAGCGGGTCTTTGAGGTGCCGTGCCCCGAATGTGGCACCTTTGCCGAGATCGTCTGGAAGGACATCAAATGGGAACCTGACCGGCCCGAGACAGCGCACTGGTGCTGCCCCTCCTGCGGCGCGGCTGTTCAGGACCGGCAGAAGGCCCGGATGGCAGAGAAAGGCCGCTGGCGGGCCACCAGAGAGGGCGTGACGGGCCATGCCGGGTTCAAGGTGACTTCCCTCACTTCCATCCTTCCGAACGCCGCATGGCCCGTTCTGGCGGCGGAGTTCTTGGAGGCCAAGCGCAGCCCCACAACCCTGAAGCCATGGCTGAACACGGTGTTGGGCGAGGCGTGGCGCGACGATACCGGCGAAGAGCTGGACGAAGCCGCTTTGCTGGCCAGCCGGGAGGCTATCGGGCTGGACCGTATCCCCGCCGAAACGCTCTACCTGACCGCCGGGGCGGACGTGCAGAAGGACCGGATTGAGCTGACCAGCATCGGCTGGACGGCGGAGAACGTGGCGCTGGTGCTGGCCCATGAGATCGTCTGGGGCGACCCGAGGCGGAACGATACCTGGGCGGAGCTGGACGACCTGCTGCGGCGCGACTTCCGGCACCCCCATGGCGGCGCGCTGCGCTATGACGCGGCCTTGGTCGACTCTGGCGACGGGGGCATGACGGACCAAGTTTACGATTACACCCGGACCCGGTTTGGCCGCCGCATCTTCCCGCTGAAGGGCGTGGGCGGCTTCAAGCGCCCGCTGGTGGAGCGGGCCAAGACCCGGGGCATCGCGCTTCAGCTCGTGGGCGTGGACGTGGCCAAGCAACGCATCCTGAACGACCTCAGCGCAGGAACCGGCTGGCGGTTCTCCGACACACTCACCCCGGAATGGTTCAGCCAATTCACAAGCGAACGCCGGGTGGTCAAATACAGCCGTGGGCAACCCGTGGCCCGCTTCGACCGCATCACCGGACGGCGGGCCGAGGCTCTGGACTGCGTGGTTTACGGGATGGCCGCCCGGGCACTGGTGGGGGTAGCCGTGGACCGGCGGGAAGCCGATCTGGCGAGCGTGACTATGCCGAAAAAGCCCGCTACGGTTGCGCGGAGCAAATGGCTTGAGAGTTGAACAAAAATAGGATTGTTAATGGCACGGATTGCGAACCCAATACTCTTTTCATCCTACTTCGATGTTAATCCAACGGAGATCGACAAGGCTGGCCTGATTGATCCTTTTCTAAATGTCGATCTTGAGCTGTTTATTGATCCAGTTCTGCTCGAAAAGTCCGCCCACCCTGAGATATCAAAGGTTGGCATCGCTTCGTTCCGAGAGCATTTCTCGAAGATTATTCGACTGCTAATCATTTCACGTCACGAGGAGGACGTAGCATGGCGAGCTGCTAGAAAACTACTGAACCTTGACGAACCCTCTGAGAATGGTCTCGGATATGGTGGCGCGTCTCGGTCTGGGAGTTCACGCCCAGAAGATATTCAGACGATGATGCTGCGCACAACTAAAGAAATCATAACGCTAGGAGCAGATGACCCCGAAATGATCTCTTTAATGGGGTTTTTCGAGGAGGGAGTCGGCCCAGATACGATCAGTGATTTCACTACGCAGGTCATTTTCCTTAGTCTTGCAACCATCACGTCAGATTTCTGTAACTCACAAGGGGTAGCGACAACACCAATCTCCGAGGAAAGGCAGGATGTTGGCTTGCCGATGTATACGGATAGCAAGGGTCATTCCCGACCATTCTTGCTGGTCCCGAAAGACATCGTGAGAGATTTGCCAATCGCGAACGACTGGTCCGACGTCCAGCAAGCGGCGATGAAGAACGCCGAGATCAGAGAAAGAGTGAGCCAATTGCTTGCAGGGATCGTAGAGCCCACTTTGACCGATACTAAGCACGCTCTTCGTGGAGCGGCGTTGTCATCTGCTGGTGCCTTCAACCATTTCTTGGCCTCCGTAAAAGATAATGCCAGCAACTATGACCCGGTTGAGGATGCGCTAGGCTACTACCGCTATCGACAGTTGCTACTTTGCGATCCGAAAGCCCTAGCGGGAGCATCTGCGGTCGATCTTTCGAGCGGACCATCAGCAATACACGCTGTTGTTCATGAGGCGATTGCCTTGTTCAAGAGGCATGTGGAAGTCGGTGACCTATGGCGCGAGTTGTGGGTCGACGGTAAGCCGAAGAAGGAACGAGCCGCACAGTTGATGTTTCAAGCAATTGCCGATGCCTTCTGCAAAGCAAACAATGTTGACATGTCACCTGAAACCAACATGGGCGGTGGACCAGTCGATTTTAAGTTCTCATCGGGCTATAATGCACGTGTTCTCGTCGAGCTAAAGAGGGACTCTGGCACCGTTAGGCATGGATACGAAACCCAATTGGAACATTATAAGACAGCCGGTGATACCTTTTTCGGTATCTTTGTTGTCATCGACTACGGAAAGCTGGGTGACAAACTCGAAGTCATTAACGCAATAAGAAATGCACAGCTTCAAGCCGGAGAAAGAGCGTCGGATATCGTGGTCATAGACGCCACTCCGAAGCGGTCGGCAAGTAAAAAATAGGAAGTGCTACCCCTCTTCCCGGCTAGATAATTTCGCCGCTCGACTTGACCACGAGCGTGTCGTGCAAGTCGCCGTCATACATCGTGCTACGCCCCGCTGTAGCGAAGGCCAGCGGATCGTCGGGGGCTGGATAACCCCGCAATTCGAGATATTCGCGTGCGCACTCGCACGCTCTACCGACCGACATCTTCTTTTCGGCTGCCAAACGGAAGATTTGAACCGTGAGGGCGCGGGCGTGTTGAGCGTCTGCAAGAAAGTTCATGTTCTCTGTTCCTCTAATGGCGGGGGCCGCGCTGTCACACGCGGCCCCCAATGGCTGTCGTTGCACAAGGTTCCAAAAAGGCAACGCCGCATCCTTAGCCGGTTTCGGCTTGCATTGCAACTTATTTATAAGTTATAGAGTTGTTAAGTCAGAGCAAGGGGACCAACAATGTATACGATCCGCGACGCGACCAACGCTTTCTCCAATCTCGACGGGACACTTCCCGAAGAGGGAACGGCGCTAGACAAGGCTTTGCGCAACCTTAGTCAGCGCGTCTACATGCCCCCTGCAGGTCGCAAGGGACGCGCAGATACCTTCACTATCGAAACGATCTGCGCGCTTCGGTTGCTCCACAAGGCAAACGTATTTGGAGTAGACCGCTGGCAGCAAGAAACGTTGGCGCGGTTTCTTCAGATTGCTGAGGCCATAGACGGCGGGCGCCGCATACGGGTCGATGGGGGTTTTCGCCCGTTGTCTCCGATTGAAGAAGCTGTCGAGCGCGTTCGGGAAGGCGAGAGCTTTTCCATTGGGGTGCGCATGTTGAGCGACGGCACCGTCAAACCTTTTGTAGGTTGGCGTGAAGCAGAAGACGAAGGCACGGAGTTCCTTGCCGATGCCGGCTACCATCGACTGCCCGAAGATGCTCGGTTCACGTTGCCTGCGTCACGCCTGATCGCCGACCTAATCGCCGAATTGGAGGGGGTATCCTAGGCATGGCCTTTCCCTTCGTCCCCAAGATCGTTCGCGACCTGTTCCGCACGGACCCCGCGCCCCTGAAGCGGCACATCGAAGCCGCCTATGGGGAGCAGCGCGGCAAGTCTGCGCCGCGCCACTACGGCTCGCACGGGCCTGAGACGCAGGCGGCGGGACCGTTGGTGCGCAGCCGAGCACGGCACGCCTATGCGAACAACGGCTATATCCGCAACGCTGTGGACGCCATCATCGCGGAGGCCGTGGGGGCGGGCATCGAAGCCAATTCGGCGCACCCGAACAAGGACAGCGCCGCTCTGATAGACTCCGCGTTCTTCGCCGCCGATCTGGACGCAGAAGGGCGCACCGACTTCCGGGGCATGACCGCCGCCGCCGTGCGCGCGGAGACCGTGGATGGCGAAGCCTTATTTGTCGCCGAACACCGGAACGGCGGCACCGTCTGGCGGCAGATTCCGGCAGAGTTCGTGGACGAGTCCGACACCCGCGAGTTGGGCGACGGCTATGTGGTGGCGGGTATCGAGTTCGCCAGCGACGGCACCCGCCGCGCCTATCACATCCGGCCCCAGCGTCCGACCGACCTCTACCCCGTCACCGCCGAGTCCATCCGGGTCCCGGCAGAAGACGTGCTACACATCTACCGCCAGCTTGGGCCGGGTCAGGTCCGGGGCATTTCCCAGCTTGCGCCGATCCTGCTGACCGTGAATGAGCTGGACCAAGCCCTAGACGCCATGCTGGTGGGGCTGAAGACCTCTGCCATGTTCGCGGGCTTCGTCACCGATCAGACGAACATGGGCGGGGCCGCTGAGGCGTTCCCGGACGGCATGGACGACATCTCTCTGGAACCGGGCGTGGTGCGCGTTCTGCCGGGCGGCATGGACATCAAGTTCAGCACCCCCGATCAGGCCAAGGAATCCATCGCCTTCGCCAAGCTGACGCTGGGCCAGATTGCTGCCGGGCTGGGTGTCCCCCAGCATCTCGTGGACGGCGATCTGAGCCAAGCGAACTATTCCAGCTTGCGGGCCGGGCTGCTGCCCTTCCGGGCCAAGGTGGAACAGTATGTCTACCACACCCTTGTCCCGCAATTTCTCAACCCGGTCTTCCGCCGCTTCGTCACCGACGAATATCTGGCGGGCCGTCTCGACGTGCCCGACCTCAGCGCCGCGCTGAAGGCCGAATGGCTGCCGCCGCGCCCGATGCAGGTGGACCCGCAGAAGGACATGGCCGCCGCCCGCGAAGCCCTCGCCATGGGCCTCACCAGCCGCCGTCAGGCCGTTGCCGCGATGGGCTGGAACGTCACCGATCTGGATCGCGAGATCGCCGCAGACCGTGCCCGCGAAGCGGAGCTGGGCCTGTCCTTCACCGCTGCAAAGGAGTCCGACGATGCCGCTTGACGATGCCTGGACTCGCGCCGCCAAGACGCAGCCCAACTCTTTCGACGCTGAGACGCGCACTGTCTCTGCCGTGATTGCCACCAGCAACCCGGTGCATCGCCGCGATGCAAGGGGTCCGTTCCACGAAGTCCTGACCGCCGACACGCTGGACCTGTCGGCGGCGGACGGTCTTCCCGTCCTTGACAGTCACCGCACGGCGTCCGTGCGCGACCAGATAGGGAGGGTTCGGTCCATCGGCTTGGAAGGCGGTTCTGTCGTCGCCGTCTTGGAGCTGACCTCTGCCGAAGATGCTGCCCCCGTGGTGCAGCGGATCGCGGACGGGACCTTGAGCGGGGTCAGCATCGGCTACCGCGTCACCGGCTGGACCGAAACCAATTCGCCGCAAGGCCGGGTGAAGAGCCCGACCGGGTGGCGCATCACTGAGGTGACGCTCACCTCCAATCCGGCGGACCCGTCCGCCCGTCTGAGGCATGAAGAGGAGTCCCCTATGCCCGATCCCGTTATCGAAACCCAAGCGCCCGAAGAGCTGGAAATGCAGCGCCGGGCCGACATTCGCGGGCTGGTCCGGTCTGCCGGTCTTGGCCCGGACGTGGCGGACCAGCTCATTGACCGGAACGCGGACCTGACCGCCGCCAAGGCTGCCGTCTTCGACGAGATGGAAAAGCGCCGCCGCTCCGCGCCGGTCATCCGGGTCCATTCTTCCAGTGAAGACCCCGCCGTCATCGGGCAGCGCCAGTCCGACGCCCTGCACATCCGTATGGCCGGGGGCGAGCCGAAACCGGAAGTCCGGCAGTATATGGGCGAATCCATGCTGGACATGGCCCGGGGCAGCCTGACCCGTGCGGGCGTCTCCACCCGGGGCATGACCCCGGACGAAGTGTTCACGCGGGCTGCTGAGCACACCACCAGCGACTTCCCCACGCTGATCAGCAACGCCATGAACAAGACCGCGCTGGCCAGCTATCAGAACGCTGCTTCGCCGCTGAAGACGTTGGGCCGCCAGCGCAGCCTGTCGAACTTCAAGACCGCCACGTCCATCCGTCTGGGTGAGATGGGGCGGCTGGAAGAGCTGGAAGAATCCGGTGAGATCACCGCAACGTCCCGCGCCGAAAACGGCGAAACGATGAACCTCAATACCTACGCCCGGGGCATCACTGTCAGCCGCAAGCTGCTGATCGACGATGATCTGGGGATGCTGGGCGACATGACCGCCGCCTTCGGCGAGGCCGCCGCCCAGACGGAAACGGACATTCTGGTGGACCTCATCACCAGCAATCCGAACCTCAGCGACGGCACCCCGGTCTTCGACGCAAGCCGGGGCAACCTTGCTTCGTCCGGCGTGGCTCTGGGCGATACCGGCGTGCAGGACGCGCTGGACGAAGCCCGCAAGGCCATGCGCACCACCAAAGGGCTGGACGGTGCCACGCTCATCAACGTGACGCCCAAATATCTGCTGGTGGGGCCGGACAGCGAGTCCGACGCCGAACGGCTGCTGGCCTCCATCTACCCGGCGACCACGGATGACGTGAACGTCTACGCCTCCAAGCTGAGCCTGCTGGTGGAACCGCGTCTGACCGGCCCGAGCTGGTATATCTTC